ATCTTCTTTTGTCAAGTTTATTTCGTGTTTTCTAATATTACCTATAGTATCCAAATAATGAAAATAAAATTGTGTAGTTACACTTGGTAAACTTAACCAAATGGCATAACTTATAGCTCCATTATGTGAATGTAAAGGAAAATATTGTGTTTGTTTATGAAAATTAACCCAAGGCGCATCAAAATTAATTGGCACATCATTGGTTAAATATTTTCTTACAGGCCAACCAAAATGGTCTGTAAATGATTTTACAATTGGAATTAGATATTGAAACAAATCGTTATTGTTTTTATCTAAGAAATGATGATTAGGAACACCTTCAGCTGAAATACCAGAAATAAAATTATCTGTTTTTAAAGTGTTCACTTCTTCTATAAGTGAATTATATAATCGTTCAGGTAACTTTTCTCTCAAAAAACCAAAATTGTTAAAATAATTTATCATATCTCATACTATCACTTATAATTAAAAATGTAAAGTGTGGATTGTTTCTGTTACGAGGTACAATCCACAAAACCCTAAGCGGTGTTTAGGCCGCTAATGCAAAGTTATTATCGTTTGCGTTTAATTAGCATTTGAGGTTGCCACCTATTACTCTATTACAGTTCTTCAGCACCTGTCAATCCTACCACACCCCCCAAAAACACACTGGTAAATATGTCTAATAAAAACCCAATGTGTTTTTGGTGGAGGTGGAGGGAGTTGCACCCTCGTCCAGTCTACCTATCACCTGTCGTCAACAAGTAATTCTATTCAGAAACCGCCTTAGCGTTTTCTTTGTTAAAGTTGTCGTAGAAATATTTAATTTCTTCTTCAAGTTTTGGTATATATTCTTTTCGTTCTTTTACAAAAGCACGAGCAACACCATCTTCACTTGCCATAAGAATTACAATCTGTTCAATTGGTGTACCAAATAGTTCTTCGTACATAATTGAATATGCTGTAGTCTGTAAATAGTAACTTTCATTCCAAGCGTCATTACGCTCTTTATTGGCTGTCTTAAAGTCAATAACAGAAAGTTTACCATTGTATTCAGCAATGCAATCTACTTGACCAGCAAGTGTCAATTTATTACTATATAAAATCGTTTCTAAGCAATGTACATTATCAATTTGTGCAATGTAAGGCTTCAGTAATGAAAATAGACCAAGTGGTAATACATCTCTTGTTGATGGTGTTTCACCTTTTAGAAACTCTTCCACCAAGGTGTGAGTTGCTTTACCTCTACGAGCGGCACGAGCCATCTCCCATTTTGCGGCTTCTTCGCCTACATTCTTACGCCAAGCCAAAAGGCCTGGTTTTGGTCTATAACCTAATACGCTTGTTACGGATGGATAGGCTTTGCCATCAACCTCATAAAAACGCATACCATTGATTCGTTTGCCTTTGGTTTTAGGCAGTTTTGTTTCATCTAATTGTATAAAATTCGCCATATCATTTCCTTATTAATTTAATGTACTCTTAATATATCAGTATTATGCTGTAATGTCAAGCCTTAAACGCCTTTTGTTGTGTACATATTATTGATTTCATCACGCATAATTTTAGTTTTATCCTCTTCAGGCTCTCTCTTTCAGTTGGCAAGAGCTTTGATTCTATCTCTCAATCTTTCTGCTCTAACGCCTACTTGTTTTGCCCAGCGACTGTCCATCATTTCAACAGCAGCTGTATTCCAATTACCGTCATTAATAGCAGCAATAAATTTTTTAAATTGACCTAATCTTGGAGCTCCCATATTGAAGCACATATTTACAATTACTTGTTTTGCTTCCTCTGGTAAGTCATCTAAATCAGGAAATACCTTTTTAGATTCTCTAATGTATGTTTCAACATCTTTATCAAACACAGCATTGACTCTTTCTTCGCTAACTTTATATCCTACATCAGCGCCGTATTCGTCATCTCCAGCAACCACAAGGTGGCCAATACCAAATGTTTTGTAACCTAAGTGGTCCAAATACACTTCGTATTTTACTCCCTCATCAATTTTAAGTTGCTCTCTAAGCTTTTCTATGTTCATTTAGTTTATCCTTTGCTTGTAATTTGAGTTTTTTCAACTCTTTGATTTTTGACCATAATGTAGATGACCTGTCCACTCGTCTTTTTTCTTCCAGTTCATTTACTGATTTCTTTAGTTCTTTGTGTACAGTTTTAATTGTCATTTTACCCCCTAGTTATATTGAGTAACTTTTCTATTTGCGCCTTAATAATTGGACTTCTATTTGGCCAATGTATGTATGGCTCGTCACTCTTCATTAAATTATATAAGAACGGCAATATTAGTTTTTCAATACTTTTAAATCTTGCTGTTACTTCTTCACTTTCTAAAGTCTGTGTGACTTGGTCTTTTTCAGCTACTATCTGCATGATTTCGTTCATCATACTTTTAATATCTGTAACATCTTCTTTGACTTTTGCTAATTCTAAATTATTGGTTTCAATAACGGAAGTATCCACTGAAGGCGTTTCTGGTGCCTTACTAACTGGTGTAAACCCCCAATCATCATCAAGGTCAAATCCACGCATATAATCTGGTATATCTGCCATTACTTCTTTCTCTTTCTATGTTTCTCTAACACTGCTTGTGTCTTAACATCTTTAATTGATTTTTTACCATATCGTTCCGCAAAAGGTGATGTTGGATGTGCCTCAGCAATTCTGGACATATTCTCTTTCCAACCTTGGTCGTTCTTAAAACTACCCATACCTGCAACACCACTTACAATATTAACTCTTGTAATCTGTTGTTCCATATGTGGGTTATCTTTCTTAAACTTATCGTGTTCAGAAAAAGACAGGATAAGGTCTTCTACTTTTCCTGTCTTTGTATTTTTAAATGTATATGTCGGCACTATTTACTACCTCAAACTTTAAACGGATCTTTAGTCTTAAAGTATTTATTAATTACTTCCAGTTGGTCGTGGTACTTAGCAATAACTTCTAATTCTTTTTCAACTGCCTCTAATACATCAGGATGTTCACCAACACCTACTGCATTATTAAGGTAAATCTCTACATTCATTGAATGCTTTTTAATATGACCTTTTGCGTGGTCACAAATAGCTTCAATCATATTTTCTCTATTGTATGTATTTGCCATATTTCACTCCTTTGTTGTACCATTCAGGCACCTTAGCAGGTGACTTCCAGGTTGCAAATCGTTTCTTTTCTATAATATAGTAATTACGATAACTCGCAATACTATCACCAGGAATTTTACAATGGTCTGGCATTGCTGGTGTAGGTTCTGTACCTATTTTATTCACTGGTGCATTACTAGGCAAATGATTAAGTATATCGCCTAACAATCTTATTGTCTTATGGTCTTGTGTATGACCATATCTTAATTTAAACTCTTCATTCAAAGCAATCATATGTAAGTAGAGCCATCTATAATTGAAAGCACTTTCCATAACCCACTTTGTACTAGGGTGGTTTATATGACTTGCTTTGTATAAAATCTTTTCTAAGTTTGAATTAGGATGTTTCCATCTTTTAATCTTACGGCCGTTTTTAGTCTTATCATAATATTCTGTACCATCTAAAATACGGTGTGCTGTAGATAACATCTGAGCAGACTCAACAATCATTTTACACACATGTTTATCACACGACATTTGAGCTGCAACTTTAGGGTGTTTGTCTAAGTAAAATATATTCATTAGTGTATAGTTCTCCTAAAGTATTCTGTCGCACCATATAGGGTACACAGTTTTCTAAAAACTTCAAACCAATAGTTTTTAGCCCAATCAGTAGTAGCATTACGACAAGCATTTTCGGCCGCTGTAACTCTCCTAGTCTGAGTAGGCGTTAAGTTTGGTAATTTAAGTCTTGGTAAATCGTGTTCTGTTATCATAATATCTTATATTAACATATAATTTTAATAATGTCAAGCCACATTTCTCGCTTTTTCTATCCATTTTTTATGAGAAATATACTGATTTTTCGCCAATTCATCTAAATTAATCTCATAACTTGTTACCCCACCATTGATAAAATCAATAATTTTTGGATCATACTTATTTAATTCATTTTGAATACTGGTTTTATCAAATAACTGCAATCCATACATTGTAGCATTAAAGTTGTCTTCTCTAAACAATAGATAATCTGGACTTTTGAAATCATCTCTAATTATAAGTCTATGTTTCCAGGTCTCCAGATTTTCTTTTAGTGTATCAGGTAAATCTACAGTTTTCATATTTTTCCAAAAATCTGTATCTTCTCTTTTTACAACATAATGTAAAGCGATAAAATCTCTAATATTTTCCATAACTAATTTCATTTTGGTATTAAATTTATCAATTTCTTTTGTATTTTTAAGAAAGAAATGATTTAAAAAAATAAAAGATTGATTTATTGTTGTAGCAATAGAAGAAGCCTCTAATGGTTCAACAAAGTTGGCAGCTAAACCAGTTGCCATACAATTTTTAATCCAAGGTTTATCTAAAGCACCTGGTTCAAACTTAATATTTTTAGCAATCTCAACCTCATAACCTAAATGTTTTTCTGCTTCTATCTTTGCTTGTTCAGCATTCATAAAATTATTATCAAAGATATAACCATTACCGTGTCTGCCCCAAACCGGTATTCTCCACATCCAACCACTACTCATAGCAGTAGCTGTGGTGTAAGGTGTATATTCATCTGTATCACCTGTGGGGAAAGCAATAGCCTCATTTAATTTTAAATACTTTGAATACGATTGCCATTTAGCTCCTAATTTAGATATTAATAATCTTTTAAAACCAGTACAATCAATATAAAAATCGGATTTATAAACACCTTTTTGACCTATCAAAGTGTCAATACCATCTTCATTTATAGTTACATCTAATATTTCATCATCTGTAATTTTTACACCCCTACTTTTACATAAATCTTGTAGAAATTGATTTAATTTAAAAGTGTTGAAGTGAAATTGTCTACCTGGTGCATGACTTTTTGTATATTCTACCTTACAATCTATGGTATGATAGTCGGTCATTTTAATTTGGTCTTTACCTGCAAGATAATTTAGTGCTACACCAGCAGGATATTGACCTAATTTATTTTTATGAAAATGTGTGATATTGTGGTAATAAGGTTTATCTGTCCAATTTTTAAAATAAATCCCTAGCTTATTAGTAGCATCAGTTTTTTGTATCATATCAAACAAATCTATGCCTATACTATGCATAAAATCTGACCAATGTTCTGTTGAACCTTCACCTACACCAATAATTCCTATCTTATCGGATTTAATTATTTCTAAATTACAATTTAATCTTTTTTTCAAAATTAGTGCTGTCACTAAACCTGCTGTGCCACCTCCTACTATTTTTATATTAGTAACATCATTTTTTAACATTATCTACCTCTAAATATCTTTTTGGTTTTTTAGTTTTTTCAGTTGGATTTTCGTTCCACTCCATAATTTGGTCTAATTTAATTCTAATTTCGTCAGGATCTAAACCTAATTTTTTTAATTCTGCTGTACCCATTTGTTTAAAAAAGGTTTCATAGTCACGGTTTTTTAAATCTCTACGACCAAGTTTTACAAAAAAGTCTTTATAAACCTTTTCTCTATCTCGGATTCTTTTCGCTCTAGCTTTTGCAACAGCAGATTCTTTTTCTGCTTTCTCTTTTTCCTTGCTAATAAGTCCAAGTTTATCCTCTTCTTCTTTATCTCTTTGGGTTTGTTT